ATTTTATTCCATGGTGCGTTCTCCCTACATTGACTCTTTGTTGTTCCAAGAGCCATTTTAACATGTGTGACGGATTGAGGTTGGTCCAAAAATCCTGCTCTAACTCCAAGAGCTCGCTACAATAATGACCGTCAAACTTGCTATGATCTAAACAAATAGCAACCGGGTCCACAAACATGTCCCATGACTCGCGTAGCACTGCCGCTGTACCATACGAGTCACGGACCTTCGTGAAGATGGAGCAGATTGATTGCCCATTCCAGCTGAGACCTGGATTTGATTTCACGGTAATAGAGAAATTCAGCAATTCCCTCTTTAGGCAATAAAGGTATGTGAAGTCTCTGAACTGGATGATGCGAGGTGGCTTACCTGCCTCATACTTGCCCACTGGAATCTTCTCATACTTTACGAAAGCCTTAATAACTTTCTCTTTATAACCCAAATTTGTCACTGTATTCCTCCACTCATTATATGCACGCCTGTACCTGCTTTTTATGGTTGATCGAGTATTATCCATTAGCGTGCGGTGATCCACACGCGTAAATGTAGGTATAACTGAGCGCATTTCGACGAGTTGTTTCTCCAACATCAAGAATGCCAGGTTGCGGGGTTCAAACCCCACTATGCGACCCAAAAAGTGGCGCCGCATTAACCCATCGAATTCGTTGCACTGACAGTTATTCCAATAAAACTGATCTTCCAAAGGTAAGGGGAGGTGGAGATGGAGAAACCTACAATACCCTTTTACCTGGCATCCCTCAACACTAGCTTGGACCTTGTAATCATCTGTCTTAACCTTAGCTGGTACGACAACTTCCGTGCATTTACAAGGTAGTATCAAGGGCGCCATTAGGCCGATATCGATGAAGGAGGCAAGGTAACATGCGTTTGGAACGCGTGTCTCAGATCCGAAAATCTGGCCTCAACTCCACCGAACCGGTAACCAAGATCACCATTACAAGCGTTGTTGTGCTTCTTAATGGCTTGCCATTCCGTACTGTTTTTCATACGGGCTCTAAACGCCAACTCCTCTTGGTCAACGAAGAAGGCGGACATGACCGCTGATGTTAGTATCATGTATTCTTTATACGATTCCATCTTATACTGACCTCGTATGAGCCAGGCCCTCGCATCCTGCACTAAAGTGCGGATAAAGTGGGGGTCTTTCATGTGCATGTAGTGCTTACATTTGAGGTAATACGTGAGCGCGGTGAATGTTTTCCGGCTCTTCTTATCACGTAGTGCCCTTGCCTTATCAAAGGATGGTAATGGTATGTCCTCATAATCAGGGTCTCCACTTACTGAGTTTCGTTTACCTACCACACCACTCACCGATTTCTTGCGTGGTAGTTCTATAACCATCTCGCAATCGTCGGGACTTCCATCTATGTTGCCTACCCCATCAGGTGAACCTTCATCGGGTTTCCCCTCGGCTTCAACCTGTTCTAGAGGCGTCTCATCTTCCACACCATCAACAACTTCGTCCTCCACGAGTGCGAAGCGATTTGGTGTTTCCACGATCTCCCGGGCGCCACCCTTTATTTCAGCCTTTACGTTGGTATCTGGCATTACTTGCTTCTTAGGCCGTTGTTTGTTGGCCTTCAACATCTTTCTGCGCAAATACCCAGCTATCGAGTGAGCTTTTGGTATAGATATCTCGTCCCTCCGCTTTAACGCGTGAGTGATCGGCTGGTTTCCACTTTTCTGTGGGACAACCTGAGGCGTAAATGTTCGCGGTATAGCACCTCTAAAAGCATCAAGACCTTCAAACCAGTTGGTCGGCTTCAGGTCTGAAACACTGACATAATCGCTGGATTTAATATCCTGCGGAAATGGAATTAACCCTTCGTTGGTTCCCACTCCCGGAGCTAAATCTGGCCTTTCTATTAACGCCTTGGCTAGAACGAAGCGTTCAGCCTCTTCCTTAGCCATAGCATTTAGTGGTTCAGCCAATTTAGCTCGCCGTTCTTCAATTCTAGCCAAATACTGCCCATGTCGAGAGGCCACATCTGTGTTGATAGACCACTCGAAACGGCTAATATGTGGGTGTACGAAGTCACCCAAATGGTTGTAATGACCAAAACAATCGGAACAGTCAGCGAATTCTTGTGATTTAATCACTTCATCATCATCGTTTGCTCGCACAAAGTAAGATAACTGGTCAGTCGCTTTCGGACGTGTAGCTGCCTGCTGAGCAACGTCCAACTCTAGCCTATTCTGAATTTCCATCGAACTTCATAACACCGACTCACGGTGATATCCAAGTATTAACCTAACAAGGAAGGAGGGCTGCTCCAGGCTACCACATTAACGTAGTGGTAGGACTCAGGCGAGTCACGTGCCCTTTTCAAGGGGGGCAACCCCCGCATTGCTATACACTGGCATACTCGTTGCTTCCCCACAGGGAGACCAAACAGGTTTCGTTTGTAGATCCGACTTCCAGAATCGCTTGGTCGTCAATCAAGCGGCGGCCGGTACCCTTTAACATAGTTTTCTAGTACCACCCGTTGCCGG